TATTTCTGTTTATATAGAAAATTATAAAAATTATAATAAGGGCGTTACCCCTAAAGGGGTCGGGCTTTCCGCTGCAAGTCCTCGCTACGCTGCGGGCTTTCCGCTGCAATCCCTAACGCAGCAGCGCATAGGATAGTACGGCTTCCATGCAACATCCATGTATCAGAAAGTGAGAGCCAGATAATAATTTTTACGCGGGCAAGGTGTTAATATCGGAGGGAAGCTCGCACTCCGTGCGTCGGAATCAGGCTACATGTCACACAGCAGCACTAAGTTATCTAAGGTGCTAACGCTATCGGGGCTACGCGCCCCTATACCCCTCGTACGCAACAAAGTTGCGATTATATATGCCTACGGCAATTTTTTAACAAAATATATTTGTTACTTTCGGGGAAAATACAGTATATTTGCAAAAAAAACAAAATATCATGAAAAAGAAATTCGAAATTGAAATACATGATAAAACAGCAAGAGGCATATATGTATATATCCATGAATCAACATCATTCTACAATGCCTTTTTGACGGCGAAAGCCATACAAAGAGTGTTCAAAAGTAGCTGGGGAAGAACAACAGAACTAATAACAATAAAGAAAAAAAACAATGAAAATGAATGAAAAGTACAAAAAGTTAATTCGTGAAATCACGATTGCAGTATTATCAGCTATCCTGACATGGTTAGGAGTAAGCTGTACCAACATGCTATCTATTCAGAAAAATACGAAAAATAGCAGCATGAGTACAGACAACAAAACAGACGGAAAAGTAAGTGCAGATAGCACAAGTATTAATTTATTTAACAAGGAGGACAAAAAATGAATGGAGATGAATTATTCAAAATCAGACCTATTAACGAAGAACAAAATGATTTTATCATCACAATAGGGCAACACTTAGCAACGGAACGGCATTTCAAAACCAGAAAAGAAGCAGAACAATACAGAGATACACCGCAATGGGATATGATTCTCGCATTTGTGGCGGAAATGTTAGAAATTCACACAACGGTTAAACATAAAAAAGATAAAGAAGAATGAGCATATCAAAATCAATCGGAAAGAACACCCTAGGAGGTGGTAATTCCATGAAGGTAGACCTTAAGACCTACAACAGAAGTACACATAATCTATCATATGCGTGGCGAAGTAGCATGGGAGTAGGTACACTAGTACCATGTATGAAATTAATCGGATTACCAGGAGATACATTTGATATTGACATAGATACCAAAGTACTGACACATCCAACAGTAGGACCGTTATTTGGGTCTTACAAATTACAGATTGATATCTTCACAGCACCAATCAGATTGTACAACGCAATGCTACACAACAACGCATTGAATGTAGGTCTAGATATCAGCAAAGTAAAGTTACCAACGTTGACATATGTTGCAATAAATGATAAGATAGAAGATAGTACACACCTGACAATGAGTAGCAGTAGTATACTTGCGTATCTAGGGTGGCGTAGCTCAACAGTTGATAAAATAGCAACAAAAAAAATCAACAATATAGTACCACTTCTAGCATACTTAGATATATTTAAAAACTACTATGCGAACAAACAGGAAAGTAACTTTTATTATCTAGTCAAATCAGCGTATGTCAACACAACATTTACAAATAGAGCAATAACATACGACCAAACGGGAAAATTAACAACGGGCGGAACGATAGAAATAGTTAACATGACACTAGAACAGTGGAATGAATCAGGCGAGGTATACGGTACAGAAACAGAAGGAGGTTTGAAAAAATGGTTAAATAGCAAAGAAATAAACAAATATTGGACGCCTACACAAAAAGGAAGTAATATACTGTTAACATTCAAAAGAGGACAATACTGGATATTTGGGGACCAAGCAAGATATAAGAATGACAGCTACATACAATCAGCAGGGCTAGATTTGCTCGATGAATTAAGAGAAAAAATACTCAAAGTAGGTAGCACACAATTCAATGTTGCAGTAGGAACAAATAAATACTTTACAGACATATTAGGGGTTAGTAATAATATTTTAAACCTCAAGGAAGCAGGATGCGGGTTAATCTTGAAAACCTACCAAAGTGATATCTTCAATAACTGGATTAAAACAGAATGGGTAGACGGAGAAAATGGAATCAGCGCAATAACAGCAATTAGCACGGCAGGAGATAAATTTACAATAGACCAGCTAAATTTGTCAAAAAAAGTGTACGACATGCTAAATAGAATTGCGGTCAGCGGTGGCACTTATCAAGACTGGGTCGAAACAGTATATACATCCAGCTGGAACATGCATACAGAAACACCTATGTACGAGGGTGGAATGTCAAGTGAAATAGAATTTCAAGAGGTTGTAAGTAATTCAGCAACAGCCGATGAACCATTGGGAACATTAGCAGGTAGAGGTATCAATACCTCGAAAAAGGGAGGAAAATTGCACATAAAAGTGACAGAACCTAGTTACATCATGGGAATAGTAAGTATTACACCTCGTGTAGATTATTGTCAGGGAAACGATTTCGACATGTACTTCAAAACGCTAGACGACTTACACAAACCAGCACTTGACGGTATAGGTTATCAGGACTTATTAACCTGTAAAGCAGCAGGGTGGGTAACAGATAACGTTGCGTACGGCAAGACGGTAGCATGGGTAGACTACATGACCAACTTCAACAAAACTTACGGAACATTCGCTGAGAACGGTAATGAAGCATTCATGGTACTGAACAGAATATTTGAACCAAAAGACGGAGATTTTACAAGTACAGAAATAGACAATACCAGCTATATAGACCCGAGTAAATACAATTATATATTTGCGGAAACTTCTACAGAAAGTCAAAATTTTTGGGTACAAATCGGATTCGGAATCGAATCAAGAAGAGTTATGTCAGCAAAACAAATACCTAACTTATAATCAATACTATGAAAAGAACAAAATATACACCTAGTTACATGGGGTCGGTAGAATCATACGAGGGCGAATCGATTGAAAAGAAAGTATCAAAACTAATTGAGAATAACGAACCAATAACAGACGGAGCTCCGATAATTTTTACAGAGAAAAAGGACGGAGTATTACCTCAATACGATATCAGGACGGACAAATGGGATATAGCCCAATCGGCTATGGATTTGGCTAACGCAAGTAAAATAGCCAAAAGTAAAGGAATGAAAAAGCCTGAAGAACCACAACAGAATGGAGAACCACAACAGAATGGGGAATGACGGCAAAGCACGTATGAGTATAAGGGACTTTTCTGAGTCCCTTACTTCTAACGAATCACACGGGTACGTGTGTACTCTTATATATGGACTAAGTTATTAACGCTTTTTAAAAAAGCTACGAAAATGGGAATCGGAACAGCAATAGGAGGTGCAGCCCTAGGAGGGCTGACAGGTGGAGTTGGAAGTCTAGTATCAGGAGCAATCGGAGGGATAGGCTCACTAATGGGAATCGGCAGGCGAAAAGAGAAAAAAGCGCGAGAAGCCGAAGAAAGGGAGCATCAAAGACAGCTGGAATACATGGGCTTACAAGCTCAATATAACAAAGAACAAGCGAAGTACTCAACAGAACTCAGCAAGGAAATGTGGGACTATACAAATTATGAAAATCAGAAAAAACATCTGGAAGCAGCAGGGCTGAATCCAGCACTACTATACGGTAGCGGTGGCGGTGGCGGTGGAAGTGCAGCAGGTGGAGGAAGTGCAGCCGGCGTAGGGCTGCCAACATCAACAGGTGTAGGAATGGGCATCCAGTGGGAACAAATGGAGGCTCAAAAGGAATTAGCTAAGGCAGAGGCAGCGAAGACTAACGCAGAGGCAGCGAAGCTAATGACGACAGACACCGAGAATGTTAAGTCAGAAACCGAAAAAAACAAACAAGAAATCAAAGAATCCGAGAAGAGAATAGAACACCTAACAAGTCAAATTCATAAGACTAATGAGGAAAGTAAAGGATTAGAATTTAACAACTACCTGAACGAGCTACGAAAGGGCATTAAGTTACAAGGCGAGGTAAACGGCAAGACAGTATGGACTAAGGGATTTGATGAAATTTTCAAGGAGAACGAACTTCAAAGAATGTTAGCAGATTACGGAATCTCACAAAAAGAATACCAAGAGGCAAAAAATGACAAGGAGGTGGCAATGAAGTTATCTGACGCTCTGGACGAAATTGCTAACGGGAAAATAGCGGTATTCGGCAAAATGGTTGAAGAAGCGAAACAAGCCAAAAATGAAACAGCCAGACAGAAGTGGCAATTCGAACAAGATAAGGCATTCAGCGACCTAATTAATGAGCTAGGAGGTGAAGGCAAATACGGGAAATTACTAACAGGAATAATCAGTGCAATATTCAATAAGTGGCACGGATTCGGAAAATCCAAATAATAGAATTATGTGTCTATACACGAAATACATTACAAATAAAAAGTACCAGCCAAATAGGAAAAATAACTTTAATGCGCCTGTCTGTGAAGACAGGCGTTTACTTTTAGTGCCAGCGAAATGCGGAAGATGTATCGAATGTCGCAAGGCAAGAAAAAGAGAGTGGGTAATCAGGCTGAACGAAGAGATCCGGAATAATCCTGAAAAGGCTACCTTCTGGACGCTGACAATAAGTAACGAGGATTACGAAAAATTGAAAAATGACAGCAAAAAAAAAGACAGAGATAGTGTATGTAAACTAGCGGTCAAGAGAATGCTGGAACGAATACGCAAGAAAACGAAAAAGTCGGTCAGACACTGGTTCATCACGGAACTAGGCGAGAATACAGGACGAATACACCTACACGGCATATGCTGGGGAAATCCTGATTTAGTAAGGGAAAACTGGAAATACGGATTCGTATTTCAAGGAAATATGTGCAACGAGAAGACAGTGAATTACGTAGTGAAATATATGCTCAAAGAGAATCCGATAGACCGAAACTATATAGGTATTGTACTATGCAGCGCAGGGATAGGTAAAGGATATGAACAAAGCTATAACAGCAAGAGAAATGCATATAGGGAAAATAATACTAATGAATACTACAGATTACCAAATGGAATGGAACTTCCATTACCTGAATACTATCGGAAAAAAATATACAGCGAAGATGAACGAGAAAAACTCTGGATAGAGAAGCAGGAGAGAGGCTACAGATACATTTGTGGCGAAAAGGTATCAATAGATGATGAAGAAGAATACAACAGTATTCTTAATTACTATCGTGAAAGAGCCAAAGAACTGTATAACGAAAATTATGACAATTGGGAAAAAGAAAGGCACAAAAGGCAGCTGGAAAAACTCAAAGAATACCAGCAAGAACACAAAAGAGGCGGTTAATAACCGCTTTTTTTGTGTTGATAAGTGTGCAAAATCGGTTAATAAATATGTTGATAACTTGTGAATAAAAAAATAACTTTTTAACACTTTATTAAGATTTGATTTATATATAGAAAAAAGATTTATATTTCAAAATTTAATAATAGAAAGTTATA